TGCGCCGTAGACCCTGCGCTCTGCACGATGCGTTGCCATCTCTGTCTGCCAAGTCTTAAAGGCAATTTCCGCAGCCATGAGATTCGCTTTAGCTGCTGCCAGAGATCCTTTTGCTGCGCCCCGCTCAATTCGTGCCATCTCCATTTCATCTTGGTTGTCAGCCCAGCTCGTTTGAGCGGCTGCTGTTTTACATTGGTGCTGCACCTGAGCTGTGAGCATCAGGCTCGCCATCGTTCTCTTTTCCTTGGCTTCCGCCACGGCTAGGTCAGCCTCAGCCTGAGCAACCTGTGATCCGGCATCGCGGATCGAGATCGCAAAATTTTCCTGATTCAAAACAGTTTCTCCTTCGGCTTAGGCACATAGGCTTTGGGAATCGAGGGTCTGCGCTCGAGGTACTGGCAGGAGCCTTCCTCGAAATCGAATCCGATTTTTCCCTCCCACATGCCGTGGCGGTTCTTGAGTACCTCGAGGTGGATGTCCCAGCTCTTGGCGATGTCCTCGTTCACTGGTTCATTAAAGATCCGGCAGGCTTCGAGGTGCTCGGCTTTGGGTTTGTTCTTCCAGACGGAAAAAGCGCCGTCGCAGAGATCCGAGATTGCGGAGCTGCCCTTGATATCGAATTTGCCGGGTGCCCTGCTCTCGTTCTCTTGCTTACGAGCGTGGGCGACAAGGAAGATCGTGACGTTAAATTTCAGCTTGAACTGGACCAGCGCCTCCACGAACTTCTGCTGACCCTCGTAATCGTCTTGCCGAACCATGTTGGTCAAACTGTCGATTACAAAGACGTTGATTCCGTAACGTCGGTATCCGTACTCAAATGTGCGAAGCAGGTCTGCTGGCTTGGGAGTTAGGTCATCAACGAAAAGCCAAAGGTTTGGAGCGAGCCAATCGAGCGCCTTCTTACGCCAGTCCTTCTCAGGCTTTCTCACACCACAGGTCTGCATAAGCATTCGCCCAAGGGTGTATCGGGGGGTCATCTCCATCGATGCAATCAGTATCTTTCGGTCTTGGGTGATGGCGTTCAGGCAAAGCTGGTTGAGCATCATCGACTTGCCGCTACCGGAGAACCCAGCAACCAGCCACAGGTCATGCTCGCGGAACCGGACATCGTTCTCATCGAACTTCTCAAAGCCAGACCGGAACCCACCGCTATCGTTCTCCTTAGCGTCGAAGAAAGCGTCCAGCTCATCCTCAAACTCAACCACCGTCCTGAGCTGCTCGGGAGCCTGCCACTTAGCGTCCTCATAGGCGGTCTTTAGGATCTTTCTGGCGTCGTCGTAGCCGCGCTCTTGGATTAGCTCGTTGATGTCTTTTGCTGGGAACCGCACACGAAACGCACGATCACCAAGACGCTGCTTGAGTTTCTCCGCGCACTTCTCACCCGCCTCATCATGATCGGTAGCGAGAACGATCTCCTCGAACCGAGCGAGGTTGTCGAACTCAGCCTCAAGCCACGTCAGGTTGCTGGCACCACTTGGAAGTGACAGTGCAGGAAAGCCAAGCTCTCGAGCGGCGATGGCATCCAGCTCCCCCTCTGTAAGCCAGACGGTTCTTGAGGTGTCTGGGATGGTGTGCCAGCCGTAGAGGATCTGCTGCATCCCCGACTGATTGCACATCCCAGGATTGCCGTCGTAGTCCAGCGGCTTGTTCTTGAGGAAGACAAGTTTTCCCGCCGGATCAAAGAACTGAAACACCAGATCGGAGCCTTGAGTCTTAAGTGACGCGGTCTCATAAATCTTGTGCCGGAACACCAGCTCACCAACATCTCGAAAGCCTCGACCCTCGAGGAAAGCGTGCAGCGAATCGGTGTTCTGTTGCTCGGGAGCCACGGGCTTCGAGTACCGCTTGATCTGAGCAGACCTGACCTTCATCGACGGCTTGATGTCGCGGATGTTGAATCGTTTCTTCGCCCAGTCCATGGCGGCAGGAATGCCAACGCCCTTCGAGTGGCAAATGAGATCGATCAGATCCCCATGATCGCCAGCCTCGAAGTCAGTCCACTGCCCCGCTCTATCGCCGTGCAGGAATACGCTGAGGGATCGCCCCTTCTCGCCGTGTACGTTGCCGATCTTGAAACAGCCGTGCTCGATGACACCGTCTGAGAACAGCTCGGGGCACAGGACAGGGGCATGCTTGGCAAGCTCAACCTTGAGTGTTGCGATTTCCATCACTTCACCCCCATCAGCATTTTGATGTCGCGGTCATCACTGAAGTAGTTCTTGATGAGCGCGTACTGAGGATCGATGGATCGCCAACCTTTGTTGATTGCGATATCGACGACGACTTCGTAGTTGGTGCAACGAGCCTTGTGGAGCAGCTCAAACGTGCGTATCGCATTATTGAGAAGCTTTGCCCCTAAGATGCCATCGCTGTCTGCCTTATGCCGCAACCATCGGTCAAATGCCTGAACAGGGATTCCTTTCGGGCATTGCTTGATCGCGTCAGCGAGTGCGGTCTTCTTCTTTGTTGTCTTCTTATTACTTTGTAAAGGATATTCTTTTCTTTGTGTCTCGATATCCAGATCTGGGTTTTGCCACATCTGGGTTTGGTTGCATCTGGTGAAGTGACCGGCTGTATCGGTGACATCGTAGTCCCATTGTTTAACCTTGCCGTCATCGTCTCGCTTGATGTTGCGCTGAATGTAGCCAGCGGCTTCGAGAGCTTTGGTGATCCTGCTCACCCGATCACGCGAGATCCCCCAGTATTGGGCTATAGATGCGTTAGTGACTTGCCAGTCGGTTGGGTGTGAGAGCAAATGGACAAGTACCGCAACGCTCTCAAGATTCAGTCCGTCTTCTCGTTTGGTGGCGTTGGAGCCGCCCTGTAGAAGATCGTTCGATAGCACGGTGTAGTTTCGGTGGTGGTTGTTTCGGTAAATCATCAGCCCTCCTTGGTCAGGAAAGCTTCTCTACTAATTGATTGCTTTTCAACTCTTTTCGTTCCCTTACGAAAATTTGTTGCAGTTTCAGCGCTTTATGGGACAAGAACACTACCTATACTGTATGCATTGCCAGGTTTAATAATTCATTCGGTATGTTAGCGTTTAATAGCTGGATAGGTTTGTACTGTTTAACTGGATCAAGCGATAAACAAGGAGTTACAACTAATTACACAAACATGGACGTTTCAATGTTAAAAACAGAAAGAGCCGAATGGCTGCAAGAAACACTTAACAACAAAGGCGTACCCCTCTATGGGCGAGCGTCAACAATCTCAAAAAATATGCAGTGCGCTAAAGCTGCTGCAACAGGGTGGCTGGCTGGAACTTTGCCACGAGACATGGCGCTCGGTTTCCGATTTGCGGATCAATACGAGTTCGACGTGCGAGAGTGGGTGATGGGTACAAAGCAAAACCCCCAGACCGCGCAATGGGAGAACGCCATCAAGACCGCACGAGCCTTCGAGAAGACCGTTGCAGACATGAGCGATGATCAATTCATGATGATCGTCAAACTTGCGATGACCAAAAAAGACGATGAATTAGGTGCATTGATAAACCAATTAGGGACGATTTTAAAAGAACAATAAGGATACACGGATGGCACTAGCAGCAGTTAAAAGGAAAGGAGCCGATCGAGTAAAAGACGTAAAGCTCGTCTCCCTTTTCCTCAATTACTTATCGGAAAAAGATGAGGTCACAGCGTCAGAGGCTGTTGAGTTTCGGCGTTTTCAAGAAATTCTCGATGGGGTGACCTTCGCCGAACCGGCATGGCAGAGCGATAGTGATGCAATAAGTACATGCAACCAGCTGTTCTTTCCAGACAACGTAGGAAGTCAACAAGACATACCTACTTGCCCCGGCGCATGCTGCTGTAGCGCTGCAACGGAACCATGCTTGACATGGTATCCGAAACTGGCGTTTATATAATTTGAAACTAATTTGTATCTATTGGTTGCAAACATCATTTAATTAATCCATTCTGAGACCTTCTGAACAAGGAGGTTTCAGACATGGAACAAGTTACCCCCGCCCACATCTGGGCAACGCTATCGACAATACCCAGCGATTCAGTGAGCACCGAGAAATTCGGTGGGATTACTTACGTCAAGTGGATGGCTGCTCACGCGATCATGATGAAGCACTTTCCTGAGTACACTTGGGAGTTTCTTCAGGATGAGCACGGAAAACACACCCACTTCTTTCCAGATAAGACCTGTGAGGTCCGGTGCCGTGTTGCAATCGGTGATATCTCTCACGTCACCACCCTGCCGGTATACGGCAAGAGCAACACCGCGCAGCCAAACCCCAACGCGCATCAGGTAAATACCGCCAAGCAGCGTTGCCGTGTTAAGGCGCTTGCTGAGTTTGGTTTGTTTCATCACATGTGGAGTGACCTTCCGCTCGAAGATCCTGACGCCCCTACAACGGCAGACCCAAAGCCCGAAGCTGTAACGCAAACCCCAGAGGAAAGGCTCGCTGGTTACTACGAATACCACAGGGAAGAACTGTTCTCTGCCACCAGCATGAGTGACGCGAAGGTTAAATGGGGCAAATTCGAGAACTATGTTCGCAACCTGAAGGTTGATATATCGGAGGATCAGCTCGCTGAGTTGGCAAAGGAATACTCTGACGAACTGAAATCTCTGAAAGCACCCAAAAAGGCAGCGAAATGAGTGTCCTGATTCAGGGGTCACCTGAATGGCACGCCGAGCGAGCAGGAAAGATACTTGCGAGCAACTGCGCTGCGTGGGAAGGCTTACACCCCTACACCAACGCCAAGAAGCTTGTTCGCGAAGGGGTGCGTCAGCTCGCTGGTGAGCCTTCTGAGATCAAGCTTAACGCTGCGATGAAGCACGGTCAGGAAACTGAAGCCAAAGCCGTAGACTTCTATCAACGCAACGAAAGCAAAACCGTTATGGAGACGGGGAGTGTGGCTCACGCGAAGTATGCGTTTCTCAGAGCATCACCTGACGGTCTTGTGGGGCTTGATGGTGGGCTGGAGATCAAGTCCCCCTTTTACGTCAAGGAGCCTTACAGCGTTTTTGCACCAGACAAAGTGATGTATCTGTGGCAGTGCTACGTCGTCATGGAGGTTTGTGATCTCGAATGGATCGACTTCCTCTGCTACATCAACGATGACGTGTTCGGCATTGAGCGCGTCGAGCGTAAGCACGGGTTCCTCGAAGAGAAGGTCAGCGGTAAATGGTTGCCAGTACCAAGCTCCAAGGAAATCACGAGGATCTCTCTCTGGCATGCGTGGTTCAACCACATCCAAGACGAGTATCAAGACCCAGAGAAGCGCAAAGCGCACATAGATCCGATCAATGCGGACGCTATTGAGGTTAACGAACCCGCGCTAGACCAGATCGACACCAACGTGCGCCGGATCAAGTTCATTGAATCAAAGATCGGCGAAGAGCTATTCGAGATAGATCAGCTCAAGAAAGACAACGAAGGCATTAAGACCGCGCTGGCTGACATGTACGGGCAAAGCATTACCAACAAGTTCGTCACGATCAGCGTGATCAAGAAGACACCACCGCTCGACTACAAAGCAGCCTTTGAGTTTCTCGGTGGTGATGAAGCAGTTCTGAAGAAAGGGTCCAGCATGGAGTCATTCAGGAAAACCACGAACACCAGACAGGTGTCCATCAAGCAATGGAAGGAACAGGGATGAGCGATTACGAACAAAAGCCCGATACGGGTGCCGCGTGGCAGCAAAGTAAAGAACAAAAGCTTCAGCAGCACGAAAACCTAAGCAAGTTCGATTGGTACAAAGGGCTATCGAAGGAAGAGAAGGGGGAGAAGCTCGACAAATGGGGCGGGAATATTCTGCTCAACACGCCAGCCGGTGAGGTCAGAGCCAAGCTAGGTATTCGTGAAGGCATGAACAGCAAAGGCAACCCTCAGCTCTACATTCGCGCATGGAGCGTAGAGATGGCGGAGGCGGCTCCTGAGCTTGCAGCAGCTCCTGAGACGCAACTGGACGACTTTGACGACGACATCCCATTTTAAGGAGTGACCAATTGGGTTTACGAATCACGAGAGCAGCCGACTCGCTGCTTTTTGGGGGATTCGAGTTAGACGGCGACGATCTAGAGGGATCGTTTGACCACAGGATTTGGTTTCGGCGTTTCATCAATACAGAAGATAAGAAATCTGCGCTGGTGAACATCGAGACCAGAGACGGAATTACGGAGTCAGTCATGCTGACCACTGGTGAGGACTCAGCCATCGAGCTGGCTCCGAATGTATGGCTGAACTTCATGTCTATACACGAGCACTGGGCGGACAGACCGACTTATTGCGAGGAATGTGGGCGTGGTGACAAGCAGCCTAAAAGGATGATTCCACAAGGAAGGTTCGGGGTCGATGCACCCAGGGCATATCAAGTAATTCGTGATGATGCGAGGAAACGATGAGCGAAGAACGACAGCTAATTAACATCGACGGCAAGGTCTATGACGCAGCGGACCTGTCTTCAGATGTAAAAAACAATCTGGTAGCACTGCAAACCGGAGGGCAAGGGATTCAGATCCTGCAAAGCCTTCTCCGGCTAGCTCAGGCTGGCAGTGAAGATATTCTGCGGACAACAAAGAAGCAACTCCCTGCGCCCGTGCAGGAAGAGACTGCTACCCCAGAAGGTATCAGCGATGACGTAACAGTGTCAGACGCTGCCGAGATCACTAACCACTAGGAAAAAGCATGGAAGCGAAACTTTTATCTATTGAGTCACATGATCCAATCGCGGCAATCGCCGATGAAATCCTGCGAGCTAAACGCAAGGCTGGAGCGGCATCAGTGAAAGCTCGATTGAGTGCGACACGAAAACAAAAAGACCAAATCAAATACCGCCTACAGAAGGCTGAGTTTGAGCCGAAACAGCACGATCTCGGCGATGACAATTGGGAAATTGTGGTCTGAAGCCCCGTCCTGCTGTGTTCCCCCTAGCGCAGTGCAGTCCTCTCTCCTCTGATTCAGGGATTGCAGCGGCTTGACCAACCCAAAGGACAAAACTGGTCACCAAATTTAGGCAGCGCTGCGTAAGGCGTGTTTAGCAAGACTGACCCACTTGTTGCCGACAACGGGTCACTGATACCATCTCGGGGCGGTCAACGCTCCGATAACAAGGAGTGTTTATGAGTAACGTAATGTTCTCAGAAGTCGCCGAGATGTACTTGGCGCAACCATCGAAGAAGTATGGAAAGCCAAAGCCTGAAGTCGCCCATATTCGTATTGGCTCGATGATGAGGGCTTGGAGGACGAAACGAATTAACCAAATCGATAGAGGTGTGGTAGATCGGTTCTTTACTCCGTTGGCTAAGTCAGGGATCACTGGAGCAACTTACAACACCTATGTGACCTACTATCGGGCGGTCATGAATTACGCCCGAGACGAGAAGCAGGTGGTTGACTTTGTTCCGGCGGTGAAGCGTTTGCGAGAGACTCAACGGGTGACTTACTTGGAACCTTATGAGATCGACAAACTCGTGAGTGTTCTTGATCCGCTGCGTGGCGACATGGTGCGGTTCGCTGTATCCACTGGTCTGCGCAGGGCTAATGTCCAAGGGCTTCGACGTGAATGGGTTTCACGAGACGGGCGGGTGATTAGGTTCCCTGCCGCGACAATGAAAAACAGTGCGCCACACGAGGTTCCTTTGATCGACGTGGCAAAGGAGATAGTGGAAAGGAACATAGAGATCGGGGATGAGCTGAAGGTGAAGTACCCTTGGCTTGATGGAATCGACCATGTGTTTGTGCAACAAGGACCACGCACTTCGACTATTGGAAAACCTCTCACACAGGTGACCAATCTTTCGTGGCGCAAAGCCCTCAAGAAGGCAGGACTACCATCGGGTATCCGCTTTCACGATTGCCGACACACGTTTGCTACCTTGCATAAACGCGCCGGTACGGACGACCGATTGATCATGCATTTAGGGGGTTGGGAGAGTTCCAAATCAATGGAGCGATACTCACATATCACAACGCCGGACGCTGAGAGAGCAGCACACAACCTATCCAATATATGGAAGGGTTAGGGTCACCTGTTCTAGACCCGGTAGGGGTCAACCCCTGTAAGCCATTGATTTGGTAGGACCAGGCGGATTCGAACCGCCGACCTCTACCATGTCAAGGTACGGTTCAGCAAGATAAAGTATATATTAATCAGTAACTTACGAGCGTTGACCGCGCTTTTATTGGTTGCAAAACGCATCTACTGGTGACACCTACCAAAAATAGTGGTCGCCGATACGAGTGAAAGCGCACAGGAATATCGCCGATCCGAAGCCCATCATGAACAACATGAAAGCCTCGAATCCGTCCCTCATGAGAATGATCGGATGACTAAATATAAAACGGCACAAGCGATCAAGCCTCCGATGATCAAAGTGGTCCCGCCAACCAATATCTGATGGACTAATAGATCTCGTTCTTTCTTTTTCCGAGCCAGCATGGCTATGTGTTTCTGTCGAGCCTGCTCCTGATCCGCCTTGGCTTTTTTGAAGTCATCCAATAACTGTGGGTCTGCCACCAATAGGAGGTCATTGACCGACTGCCAATGGCGCTCATATTGCCTGCGAAGCATCTGTATTTTTAAGAGGTCGTTCTGGCTTAGCGCTTTGAACGCTGAAGACTTGCGATCAACCTCAAATTGATTGAGCGCCTCACCGAAGTCTGAAATAAGACCCATAGCCTGTTGGACACCAGACCCTGTCTCGTTGACCTGATTGATCACCGAGTTGATCTGCTGTAGCAGCATACCAGCGGCAGCTACTGACTCGATGATCACAGGTCTGTTCTCTTGAACCTTCCGTGTGTGTGTCTGGTTGGGTATCCGCTCGCAGAAATTTCCAGTACGCGGATCTTCCTGCGAACCTCCGGGTACGAACTCCAGTTCTGGATGTCTTCTTCCGTTCTACCGCAACCCTTGCAGACAAGATCACCCCACTGACGCGCCGTACAGTTTCCTGTACAGGGTGAATCTGCCAGTGATGTCACCTCACCATTCAGGTTCATTTGCGGCTCATCCACGCTGATACGCCCATGTAGGCACCAACGATGCCTGCCATAGATATGTAAAAAAGCCCCATCAAATCTGACAGGGCGGAAACTCTACTCTCGCTAACGATGGGAGACATGATCAGAGCAGTAGATCCAATAATCGACGCCAACGCTCCAACAGCCATTCGACGCTGGGCTTCGCTTTTTTCTTCAGCAAGCTCCAGATCCAACATAACCCGTCCTCGATCAATCTCTTCATCACTAACAATGCCATCGTGGTCCAAGTCAAAATCTTCATATCGACTCCTGTCCTGCAATCGTTTGGGACTCATCGCGCATTCTCTTCGGCAAGCAGTTGCTGAACGATCTGCCATCGCCTTTCGTACTCTTGACCAGTGGCATCACCGAAGAGCAGATCTGCTTTCTGTACGCTGTTCTTTAGCGTGGAGTCAGACATGTTCCACTGGGCAGAATCGCCACTCTCCAGTGCTTGAGCATCACCTTTGGTCACGCCATTACTGCGCAGTATCTGGATGATCTGGAGGCGATTTAAGCCCGAGCTACGAGCAGCCGATACGATCTTCTGCATCTTCTCAAACGCCTCTCTACGGGCTGTAGAGGAGCGCTCAAAGGCGTCTACAAGGTCTGAGTCCGATACATCATTCACGTCTCTGAA